CTTGGGGAGTAATATCCGGGATGAATACCCGGTCTACGATTTTTTTATAAAAATCGAGAAAAACTTTTGGGGCGTTCATCGTTTGGTTTTAATTTTAATAGGTGTTTTCGTTGGTTGCGACTTGTTCTTGGTAGTTGCGCGACTGCCTAGGCTTCTTCAACTTTCGGCAACAGAGTTGATGAAACATTTATAGCGTAAACCCTGGAACTTCCTGGTTCCAAGCCTGACAGAAAGAATGCGGGCCGAAGGTATCTAAAGGGTACCGAAGGTGTTTAATCGTACCGCCCTCTTCCTGCCCAGTAGCCTGTCCCCCAACCTAGCCGGCGATTCTTAACCGATCAAACGGAAGGTTTCAGAGCGTAGGAAGAGGTGTCAACTGGAAATGCGTGATCCTTGCCGCTCCCCAGCGAATCAGCATACTCGAGTCCGCCCCCCTGTTTATTAAACCGAGTCACTGTTGTAGAGGATGAGTCGGAGAAATAAACTCGCTCTTAAAACACGTACCGTGCAAACGGAGTGTAAAGCCAGCGATTAAAGGAAGCTCGCATCGTCCGGGCTTAACGTCTGAACTGTACACGCAACAGGTGCAGTTCTGTGACTTCGCTTCTTTCAGTACATAGTTCGCCTTCTATGCACGCCTACTCAGTTGTGAATAGTTGCGAATTCCCTGGACGATGGTGTAACATTTAAGTTACTCGTACCGTCGGCAACATTTAGATGCCTTCCGGTATAGTAGTTAACTAATCCGGGCGTAGACCGCCAAAGTCTACGCTTAATGTTATCATCTCTGCCCTACCGGAAAACGTACCTATTTGATACGCCGTAGCCCTGCTCGGATGTTTTTGTCGCTTGCTTCGAGAGAAATCAGAACTTCTCTGATCAGGCGGTGCTCTCTACGCGTAACGACAGAAACCGAGAAATCATGATCGTACTGAATGAGACGCGCGTCATTTATACGATCATGCATAACTTGGGAGTAATCTTCGATCTCTTGACCGGCAAACTTAAGAACAGAAAAGTCGAGTGCTAGAGAAGACAGTTTGTCCATATCTTCATTCTTTCTGATCGTACACTGAGATTGCAGCGCTTGCGTTAAGCGAGTTATCTCGAAACGCTTGATCGGTTCCGAGATTTTTTTACTCGCTGTCTCGATTATAGCGTGGATGACGTCTTCAGTAATGATAAGTTTGACTTTGAATTTACTCAGAATTGCGACGCATTCTGAATAAGTTCGACAAGCCTCACGAATCAAGAAGTAGGCAACATCAACCAGAATCAGAGTGTCTTTGATTTTCAAGAATTCGATTAAGGCTTCAACCGAAATCAATCGCATTACCGGTAGGAAGGCGCAGAAAGCATCCATTACGCCGATCTTGTTATCGATGTACGCGAAAACAGATCCAAGCGGTAAAGGTTGTACTTTATGGCCCTGAATAATAAAGTTTCTTGCAAATTCCAACGAGTGCGGCTGTTCGGTTGAGATCAAGGTTTTTGTCGGGTTGACGCGAACCCCGATATCTGACATCACCTTAAAGTATTTCTGGTACGCAGCTTCAGAATCCTTCATTAGGAGATCGTCGCCGACCAGAACGTACTTATCGAAATCGCAAGCACAAAGTTCGTGAACTATGAAATGATGAACGAGAGCCATTGACGACCAGCTGCTGAAAAGGCCCATGCCCTGACCCACTGCGTATTTCAGCTCCGGCGCAACCTTTTCTAACGAAGAGTTTTTCGTTGAATAGGTACGATCAACGATCTCGCCCCAGTATCGAGCGATATTGGCTCCGTCTCGACCTAGGTAAGTGAAAAGACGTTCGATCAATCGCTGCTGCAATACCCTCGGCATCCTATCAGTGGCGGCGGATAAGTCGACCGAGTGATAACAACGGGCATTCGGATCGTAAAGATTCATACCCGATTTGTGGTCAAAGGTTCTGTCGGAAGGAATCATTTGCAGTATTCTGAATTGGGTTTTGTGAATCGCAGATAGCGCTGTCTGCGATAACCAATCAGCTACTACAAT